GAATGCACCAGAAGTTCCACTGTTTCCCTGTCGGCCTCCCCGAACATCGCAAGATCGCCGACCTTCGGGCCAAGAGCCACTGCAACAGGTGTTGCCAGCTCAAGGGTATCTGTCTCTCCCGCGTCGGTGACGATAGACAGAACCGGCGTTCCACCGTCCGCCAGCCGGAACCTGCAAGCATAGGATTTTCCGGCTTCCATTGTTACCAATTCATCCAGCGTGATATGGGTAATGGTCGTTCCGACAACGGTTAATGACTTCACGCGCCCCCAGCCGGAACCCCAGAGCGGGACATCATGAGATACACGAACTTTATTCCCTCTCCTGCAAACCAGATGCTCGAAGTCCATATAGATGGAGTACATCTCAGGTCGGAGCCTTGCTTGCGCTATGTGGAATCGTCCGAACTTCCAGATCAGATTGGGATGCGTTATGCCGGGAAATTCTATCGATTCAAACAGAGTGGCGGTGGCAGACGTATAGCCGTCATCATATACTATTCGTTCGTCATCATTCCAGTCATTCAGTTCATTTTTGAATTTGATCCTGAAGGCGTGAGGATGGTCGTATAATCTTTTCTCCGCAGAGAATCCCCAGGAATTCCGTGGTGTGATATGCTGTACAAGAGTCTGATTCCCCGTGTCGGCGATAACAGACCATAAGCCATCCTTGATTGTTATGGAGCCCCGCGCCGCCGAAGCAATGTCCTGGCAAGTTTCAAACACTGAAGCTACGTAATCTCGATACATGTTGAAGGCGTAGCCATTAGTGGCGCAAAATTCGTAAAACTCGCCGAGAGTATCGTTATCAACCTGGGTTAATGCCCTCTCTCTTGCGTTCGCTTTGCCTGTCAGGACGTGGCGAATAAGAGCAGCCGGGTTGTTGGTCACCGCATAATCAGCCTCAGTGGAACCCCACGTTTTGGTGACAGAATTCCATACCGGGCAATAGGATGAAACAACGCCATTTAGATTATCAATGTTTCCGCTCAACTGATCGGTTGCCTTGATTCGGAGAGCAGTCACAGCCAATGGGTGCGGAAAAGTGATCGGATAGGCGGTCTCGATGCTTCTGAGATACGTCCAGTACACTTCATCGATGATTGTGTCAGCAGATGTGTCTGGTGATATCCTCGTTATGCCGATCTCATATTGTTTGGTGTTGTTTACTTTCCACCGCCAGCCGTATCTAATTGCCGAGGTCGTTAGATCGGAGAATGTCTTGGATTCAATATCTATCCATGTTGAAGTCCCCACTTCACGATATTGGACAAGAACAGTAACGCTTCTTGCCACTCTGTTTCCGGCATTATTATATTCAACCAATCCGCGCGGGAATGAAATATCGACAGACAGTTCATCAACATTGGTTTTCGCGGTTCTCCTTATCTGTCCACCGGCGGACGCTAAAATCACCCCGATGTAATCCTGCTGAACGGCTGAAGGGAATAGAGTAAGGGGCGTATCAGTTGACCATCCCTCTCTTGTCTCGACTTCAATGTCAGTATACGAGGAGAGCAGAGTGTCTCCGAGCTTGATGTCGGATATCTTCATCGGCCCATATCCCCACACAAAGAGCATGCGCAGGTATTCATCCGAGCCGACGAGTTCTGTGTATGATTTTGCACCGAGAGGAGGGAAGACTTTATGAGTTCCGAGAATTACCGGAATAACGCCCCACGGGTTCTCCATGTTCGTGTTTGCGCCGATGGAGTAGGTGGGTGAATCTTCATAGGTTTGCCGTGCGGCAAGGCCAGGGCCTGAATATTTGATCGGAGCAATCGCATTAACGAGCAACATACCGGCGGTTGCCATTGCCATTGTTGCAAAAGAGGAAACTGCAGCTACTCCGGCTGCAGATGTAATTCCTAACTTCCCTGCAATGGCTCCACCAACCGGGCCGCCAAAATACGTTGCCACCACTACAACAGCAATCGTCAAGATGGTTCTCAAGGGATTCTTGCCGCCGCCGCCGCCGCCATGCAATGGTACGCTTATCAAGACATGGGAGTCAATCGGAGGGACAAGGTGCCAACGATCCCGAGGGATCGGCACGCCGTCAATCTCAACCATAACATAGGTATCAGGATAGAGGGACGTAACTATTTCATGGAGCGTTGCCCCATGAGGCACTGTCACGACTTTCGGTGCATGAAACGCAAGCGGACTGACTATGATTTCTCTATCGGCCATAATGATAATACCCCTCAACCCTTTGCTGCCACTGTAGCCCCGTAAACTCTTCAATTGTAGAGTCGATGCCCTCTAAAACGTGCAACATCCGCTTATGATCAATGACCAGACCGACGTGATAGACCATATCTCCGGTACGGAGCAAAATCACGTCATATGGCTGCGGCTTATCAACCCTCTGCCATGCCTGCTTTTCATCCCGTATCTTTCGGGATACTTTCATCAGGGAGGCAAGGGAGCCGTCAACATAGATACCGGCAAAGTCCGGGAGCTCTATGCCTAACTTCTCACGATAAACCATAACTATGAGCCGCCAGCAGTCTATTCCGTTTCGATCACTTCCATTTTTCTGGAATGGTATGCCGATGTATTCATTGGTCCACATTAGAATAGTCCTCGAAAGTAAGAAGGGACAAAACTACCGCTAGGATACGGCTCCGTCTCCAGCGTCTCAAGCCGCAGTGTCCCGGTGATAGTCGTGGCATTATACGTTATGTTCGTCAACTTGAATTCCGGCCATGAGCCCTCAATCGTGTCCAGGGCATTATCTAAAACAAGATCAACCCTGCATATCACGGGTGTCTGCACACTTCGGATTGTCTCGGTATAGGCCCGATGGACATTATCGATCTCAAGTTGCATCTCCCCCGGCCCTTCGTCGGTATCATCAGGGAGTTTAATTCTCACGGGGAGGAAGATATATTTTTTGCCGTTAGATATCGTCCCATATACCTTCTGCGTATCAGAAGTGAATTCCGTCAACTCCTGTGTAGGATCGGTACTGATCCTGATATCATCGGCAAGGTCAATATGTGAGAGCGTTATCAGGGCAATCAGCACACGGCCTGTTTCAGGAGAGAAAGCCGCCTCACGAAAATTTAAGCTTGTTGTCGTCATTAGGGAAGCACCTCCAATGATAGGTTGACTTCATAATCCCCCTCCACTTTCGTCCACGAGGGTGGAGCGGTGAACCGCATCTCGCAAGCCGTAGAGTGGGCAGGGGGCTTCGTCCATGAGAATCTAAGGGAACCGCCCAGCAGGGTTGTATTATAGAACGTGGCCAATGATGTCAGTTGAGTCCCCGTAAGAAGCATCGTCCCTGACACCGGCTCAACGCCTGCCGTGAACCTGCGCCGTACCTTTGCCGGCCCAGCGTCCATATCGGATTTGATTGTCGTTTCCGCAAAGGACTGGCTGTATCCATTGACGAACAACTGTTGAGGTAATTCTGTCGGCCAAACTGGTACGCTCATTTTTTACCTCCCCGTTAACTGCGTTCGTACGCCGTAGTTGGCACGCATCGCCTTATTTGATTGCGAGCCGAACTGACCGAGCTTTTTCGCGACAGCTTGATCGATATAAACGTCGATGGCCTTTCCGCCGTCCGCTGTGGCGCGTTCCTGCGTCGTGACGTTGGCTCCCACATTATTATAGATGTTTACCTCTGTGTTGCCACCGGCAGCCTTAACGCCTAAGTCCCCGCCGATTCTTGTCAGAGGCATTACCGCCTCCGGCCCTGCCTCGCCCATAAGCCCGGCTCCCCTGGCCATAGGAAAAACAGTCGGTCTGTCCACGATCCCGCCACGGGCAAAAGGAATAACGTTGCCGCCCTGAAAGACGTTGCCTTTGGCGACCCAGACAGCCGGCCCAGTAGTGGCAGGGATGCTCGCAGCGCCGCCGAAGAGAGAGCCGAGGCCGCTGGAGATTGCCCCGAATAGCGGACTGGTAATGTTCTGATAGATCATCATTCTCAGGAGGTCATCAATCATCGAGTCGATCATGTCTCTGAATGACATTTTCCCTGTCCGGGCAAATTTTACTATTGCATCGGCGCTATCCCGTCCCCATCCTTCGATTGCGTCTTTGAGTTCTTTAATATTATCTTTTTCTTTATCGGTTCCTTTATCAAGTATTTTCGCCTTCTCTGCGGCATACCATTCATCCAGCTTTGCTTTGTCGTCTATATAAGCCGCATATTCATCATACGATGATTGTAGTTGCTGCAATTCATATTCTGTCGTAGATAGCGTTGCTCGTTTATGAGCCTCGGAGAATTCGGCCTGTTTTTTTTCTTTCTCCTTTTCGTATTCTTCATGCATCTTCATCTGGAGCTTGAGCGCTTCTTCTTCCTCTTCAGCCTCAGTTTTTTTGGCTTTGATGGCCGCCTTACCGGCCTCGATTTCTCTTACCAGGTCTTCAATCCGCTTCTTGTGCTCCGTGGATAGCTCGGCATACTTACCTTTTTCAAGTTCCCAGAGAACTTTTTCAACTTCTGATTTGTCTCCCAGCAATGCCAGCTCGCGCTCAAGGTCTTTTATGGCTGCCTGCCCGCGCTCGATAGTGGCATCGCGTTTTGACGCCCCGCCGCCTAACCCGCCGCCTTCAGTTTTATTCGTTGCCATAACGGGAACATTGGGAGCGGTCGGAACCTTAGGGGCTGCCGGCTTGCCTTTCGCCTGCGATTCATTGTAATCATCAACTTGCTTTTGTAGTCTGGAAACTTCTTCCCTTGCGCTTTTGATACCACGGATTTTGTCGAGGAAGTCTGTTGATATTCCGACTTTGCCCAGCAATTTATCGGCAAACGCAACCGCTTTATACCTATCCTCCAGTTCCTTTAGTTTCTCCTTTGCGCTGTCGAGATTCTTTTCTAGTCTGGTTATGTCATCCCCGGCTACGCCGTAAACCTGCGATGCCAATTCCTCGCCGAGCCATTTCGTAAACTCCACGGTCTTTGATATAGCCGTCAACACCTTCTCGAATGCGGTAACCATCGCATTGGCCAGGGTTTGAGCGTTTTTAATCGTCTCAGGATTTTGTAGGAGTTGTATCAATTCCTCAATGGCCTGCGTCGTTCCTTTCACGCCTCCGCCGCCTGAATCGCCTTCTAAAAGATCGTCAAAGGCATTTTTTAGTGCGGTAAGCGCCCCGCCAAGTGTGTTCCGTGCCGCCTCCGCGCTTCCGCCGAACTGGGTTTCAAGCTCGGCAAGGATCACCTTTTGGGCCCCGGCAATATCATTGACCGCCATCAACTCCTTGACAGTCGCCTTCTGTGCTTCGGAAAATTGAATACCAGTCCGGGAAAGCGCGGTCATGCCGAGGACGGGGTCGTTTAGAGCCTTGCCGACTTGCAGTGCCGCTGTTTTCAGGTCTGTTTTAAGCGCTGTCGCAACGTTTAACACTGCCATCTGAGCGCGGGTGAACTCATCGCCGCCTATCCGTGTAAATGTCAGGAGAAGAGATTGCATCGAGATGATGGCTTCATCGCCGTAAGTGGTGATCTTCTGGAGTTCCGCCGCATACCCAGTCAGGTTTTGGGCAAGTTCAGGCGTATAGCGGCCCGTGGATTTCAGTGTCGCCTCAAGCTGAGCAACGGCCTGTTGCGCCTCTGACGCCGCGATTATAACGGCTCTAAACGCAGCTCCGATTGCTAATGCCGAGACAAGAGTCTTGAGCTGGCCGGCAACGCCGCTGAATGACCGGCCAACTTTATCCATCGCCCGTTGCATGCCGGTTGCGTTTTCCTCCACGGCTTTTTTGGCCTTGCCCATGTCGGAGCGAAAACTTGACCATCCAGCCGAAAGCTCAGCCCTTACTGACCCAATGGGTGTCGCCATAATATCCCTCTATGTCTTGAGCTCTTTCTTTGGTTTTCTCATTCCGAGCGCCTTTTTCAAGTCAGCTTCCATATTCGGATTACCCGCCTTTGGTTTGCTGATCATCTCGTTTAGCTTCGGCATCTTCTTTGCCCTCGTCAATGCGGCTATCATCCACGCTTGAGTATTCCTGCCGTCGGTTAACGCGGCAATGGCTTTGCGGGTCAAGTATGGAGTGAGCTCCCAGAATTCAACGGGGCTTATCCCCGCTTGAACAGCCGCGCAATACGCCTGCACAACCCAGCCGCCGGGAGGAGGCTTTTTTTTTCTGTCTCTTTTGGGATGGCCTCATTCCCGAAGTACGCCTGTTTCACTGCCGCATCTACAGCTCGGATGAATGGAACCATCGGAGGGGATGCTTCTATGATCCTCTCCGATGTCCATTCCGGTTTATCGATTCCGATAGCGGCTACGCGCGCAAGAATGTCATATTTGAAGAGGTTCGGCGAATCCCCGAACTCCTCTTCAACTTGCGCAAGCTGACGCCAGGTAAACTTAATGCCTACCTTTTCGCCTTCGATCTCTACTATCACGATGCCACCGTTCCCCTGATCGTTATCGCTCCGGTTGCGTCGGCGTCAACTTCCCCGGAAATAGAATAGTCGAGAACATACCCATCTTGCAGTGTGATTGCCTCGTTGTCGGAGAAGGTGATCCTGAAAGCAAGATTTTCGGAACCATTCGTGTATGCCGTCTTGACTGCATCCAATCCTGTGTCCGCATTATCCCAGAGCAAATTGAATGTCATAGTGCCGCCGTCACGGATACCGCGCTTCCAGACTCTCTTGGTATCCTTAAGCGTAGTCCTGTCACGCTCCGAGGCTGTAGGGTTCATCGAGAAGTTGGTAATGGTGCCGACCTTCACCCATGTTGTTGGGGTTGCCGTCGCCGCCGTCCCCATTGCTGTGTAGCCCGTCGAGTCGTGATCAACGGCAAACGTATTGGCCGTGACATACTTCACCACCCATGATTTGTTAAGAGCGGCAGCACCGGTGCCAGCCACTCCCGCGATTGTAACAATATCACCATTCTTGAGCCCATGAGCAGTCGCCTTAGTAAAGATTGTGGGATTTCCCGCCGCCGGTGTTAGCGCCGTTACAGCCACCCCGGTCGTCCCCCCGATTTCTAAAGTTGTTCCTGTTGCATCGAGTATTGCCATTTTACATTCCTCCTTAGTTTTCGGTGTAACGCACCGAGTAATCTTGTATTATGCGGTGAGCATTCACCGCCTCTTCATATCCGTCAATCTCCGCTTGTGATAAACAGGAAAATGTAACGCCGTCTTTCGTGTGTTCCTTCCCGTCAAGCGCCTTCCTGATAAGATTTGCCAGACCCTTTGCTGCCGAGTAAGTCTCCGCCCATGCTTCGATCTGGAAACGTGGCCTTACTGCACCGCTGGGGCCGCTTAAATGATGCACCCGGCTGCCTGTCACCCTCTGTATGACGATGAGCGGATAGGTAGGCGATTGCGGAATATAATTGTAATAACAGCGTGTTGTGACAGCCTTAACTCCGTTGTCTGCAATTATAATCGCTCTCAATGCAGATTCGATAATCATCGCATCAATCCCGCCCTCTGCTGTTTTGTCAAACTCCCTTTGGCCGCCTTATCAGCCAGTCTTTTCGCCGCCTTTTCAATTTCCTTTTTCATCTCATCCGTAAATATCTTCATGACGCCATCTTTCGTTGATTCCCATGCCTGCCTTAGGTAAGACCTTGCCTGAACTCGCCCTGTACTTTGCACTACCCGCACCACGTCTCCTATCGGGACTGCCTTCGCCTCCTTATGCTGCCGTTCATCAGTTCCCCATTCCAACAAATGGGCGTGTGGTGCCGACGAGCCGACATACATGACAATTTCATCTTTTCCTACTCGGCGTCCGTCCTTCTTCTGGCTGCGTTTCAATGCCGAGGTAATCTCAACACTGTCTCTTAGGTGCTCCGACATCGCATACCGTTTCGGCTTCGGGGCCCAGGGCAACGCTGATCTATACTGTTCGGCGGTAGGCATGAGCGAACGCTTTGCCGCGTTCCTCACGGCGGACTTTCGCATAGCAATGGTAGGCAGCTCGTCTAAAGCCGCCATTAACTCCTTCACGCCGAACAACTGGAATTTGAAAGCGTCTTTTGTGGTGCTCATTTATTCACCGTCTCGCATTTCAGGATAATATTCACAATCCTCAATCCGTATGCAGTCGTCGACTTTAAATGATAATTTAAAGCGGATACAATTCTCAGGAATTGTTATTTTTTTCTTGAGATATTCCAACAACTCCTGCCCTTCTTTTGAATTTGTCTCAATTATTTTGTTTGTAAACATCAATCCTCCACCCGCCCAGCAACCACAAGTTCAAGCCCCTCTTTACGGCCCAACTCCAGCACCGCCTGCACGTCGTATTCCCGTGAATCGCTGTCAATCAACATGTTCATCGGCCCGACATCCGAACGCCATCGAATCCGATACTTGCCGGACATGGAGGCAACAACCTGTTGTGCGTTCCATCGTTCATCGCCCCGCAGTTCCAGCCGTTCCGCCCATTCCTGATAACTACGAGTTACCGGTTTGACCTTGTTTGAGACGTTGCAGGCCGTCGCCAGCGTCGCCGTCCATACGTCGCCGATCTTACACCCGGCGTAGAAGTGATCTTTCTCAGTGGCGGTAATCTGATAAAGTTTTCCAATAGTCAGGGTGCCCGTGGCGATTTCGTCACCAGTCATGCACAAGGGAATCCAGGCCACGATTTCTTCCCCGAAGTCATCGGTAGTGGTCGATGCCTTATAGAGCTTAATGATACGATCTAGCCTGCCGGAACGCATTATTCAAACCTCGACCAGATTCTATAGCTGCGAAGTAAACTGTCAACGGCATCGTCTATCCTACTGACGGTCAAGCCAACCACGACCTCCCCGCGGTGCTCATATAGGTCTTCGATCCGCAACAGGATTGCCGATTTAATCCCTTTCGGCACATCGTCGGCATCGCCATACCCGCAAACGAACTCGATCTTAATCGGCTTGTCGCTGTATAACGTCCCAGACGGCCACGATTCGTTCGGCTGTAACACAATCCTGCCGGGCTCGCTTACGGTATCCACATCCACCGTCGAGAGAGTGTTGGCATAATCATCATCGCCTTCCAGACGATAGGCCACCGTTGCCGATTGTAATGGCGGATAGGGTATCCTGATTTCTCTCCTGTCCGGCCATCTATCCAGGTAGTAGGTCATAGTCTGCGTGATCAGCTTCCGGCCTATCTCCTGCTCTGTGATGATCCGTGCAGTGGCGATAAGCCGATCAAGCAAGTCATCCTCGGTCGTGTAGGCCGTCGCCTCCGCTGTGGTAGTGGCGAGGCGCAGATGTTTTTTTACGTCATCTTTTGTGACCGGTTCGCTTGTTGGTGCGGTTTTAAGTGCCAGTTTCATACCTTCCCCTATGCGTTCAGATAGTACCCGCCAGCTACGACTGGCCGCCATAAAACCGTTACATCCGCAACCTTATTCGCTCCCGCCGAGCCACCGCCGATAGTCAGCTGGATTTTCTTTGTCCCCGCAGTCACGGAAGGCCCACGATAGACGTGATAGAAGTTGCCCGTCAGGTTCGCCTTTGCCCCAGCCGCCGCTGATAATATTTCAATCGGCGCTGCATCATCAGTCGCTACTGAAATGCCCGTGAATGTCGCGACTGCCGAGAGGTCATCAGGCACATGCACAATCACAGCGTCAATGAAGAGATTCTGCTCCGTGGCTGTCATTACGTTGTAAGCCCCAGCCGCCTGTGCGAGTGAGATTTGCTTGTAGTTTACGGTGGTTTCGGGCATGAAGGACTTGGGAACCCAAGCATAACCGTTGTAGATGAACATGAAGCCGGTGTTGCACTCAAAAAAAGTTGCGCCTGCCTTAACGTCTGTCGGCTTTGTGTCGGATGAAAGCCCGATGAAGCGGTTATTCGTTGCGCCTATTGGTTCGTATGCCATTTCAAAACCCTCTCTTTTTGGGGTAGAGCGGGAGCTTTCACCCCCGCCCGTTGGTTAATGGTTATTGTGCAATATCAACAATCGGATACGGGCAGTTTGCGGTGTTCGCGCTTGTGATCCGGTTCCCGATTGCAAGGGCCGCATTCGCGTCGATAGCCCCGGCACAGTCTGTGTTCCCATTGGCCGCCGTGATCAGTTCATTCCATGCGACAATCACGACATCGGAATTTTCATCAATACAAAGGGCCGTCGCTTTAATGAGGTTATTCTGAATTCGGCTACCATACGCGGGAGCGCTCGCAACAACATCAATCCCTTCGGTTGCCTCAATAAAACAACCATCGATCAGGGTTTGGTGATTCGATGCGGTTCCTGCAATGGCAATTCCAACGCCGCAAATACCTGTTCCGTATGCCGCCGGGTTTTGGTGAATTTCAAAACCCTGAATTTTTACAAGGGCGGAATCCGTGATCTGGACTCCAACGGTATTGCCGGCCGCCGCTGGCTGTAACATTCCGCCGAGAATTTGGAATCCGTGGCAACCGGCAGGAATGGTAATGCCTACCGCCGTTCCGTCCAACTGAAATCCCATATTGATGAACCGGCAACC